TGGGAGGGTGGCGCGGCTATCGCTCTATCGGTGTTTCTGTCTCGATCGATCCGATCCGATTGGTGATCTCTCCCTCGATGGTGTGGGGAACTCGTTTCGTGATGAGCTGCGTCAGTCGATCCAGGATCTGGTCCTTGCTCAGTGCGTCGATCTGTGCGGTCAAGACCTCGCGTCGATCGATATAAAGCCCCCCGACCTTCCCTCGGTGGATCTCGGCGGTGATGGCTGCGTTTATTTGGCCCTGCCCCCTCGCCTCCTCCCTCAAATCGTGGAGTGCGGAGAGGTGCCCCTCCATGGAAACTCTATCCCTCTCTGCCTCCTTTATTTCCTGGTCTATCAGGTAATTTCTGAGTAAGGGGTTGTGATTCAGTAATACGCTGCCTTGTCTCTTAGCTGCGTTTCGGTTCTTAGTGTACCCCGCCTTAACCGCTGCTTCAGTGGCGTTCTGACCTTTCAGATACTCCTTGGCGAACTTCTTCTGTTTCGGATTTAACGGTTGCCACTTCTTACCGTCAGGGTCGATGAACCCGTTGCCATCATCAGCAGGAGTCATTGGGATGTACTGTAGGTCTTTCATGCAATGGTTCCGAGGTGTTTCGATGTGTGAACTATATCTTAGAATGAAAATAAAATATAAAAAACAAAATGTTTCGCTCACGCCCTCTCTTACTTATTCTCTGTTTCATTTGTAATAACTAATAGTTTTTCTATTACTTTAGACACTCACCACGATCCACTGTTCTCGAGACTTTAACCCTCATTCTATTACTTCTATTACTCTATTAGCCAATTCTGTTGAAAAAAATAAAAAAAGTTTTATTTTCAAATAGACTAATAACCGCTCCTTTCTAATAGCACTTTAGTGCTTTACTATCCCCGTTTTGGTAGCCTATACTATACGCGGCCCCGCCTTTTTTACGGGCGGGATTATTAGAAAGATAGAAAGGTAGAAAGATGGATTTGAAAGATATAACCATGGAGTTATTTTCCGAAAGACCTACTACGACTACTAAGTTTAGTAGGGAGTTGATTGACGTTTTGGCTAACCCCGAAAATACGATTACTCAGAGTGACCCACTTCGCCCAGAGAGTATGTCCTTAGATTTGTTAGGACTGGGTGCCCTAATTGAGGGGAAATATAGAATAGATCATTGGGGTGAGTACGACGAAATGATTGCCGCGGGCTTTGGTGACAGACTACCCGAAATGATACCTCCCACTGAAACGGTAACCGCCACTAAATGGTTTGAAACCGACACATTAGAACCAGGAGAGTGGATGATTGTTATGTGGAGTGACCCTGATACGGGCAGTACTCGAATGACGGGAATAATTCACGACAGCCACTGTCACCCATACCTAGTTAAGATTATTTAACTTACCCCGCCCCCTACGGGGGGCATTTAAAGGATTTGAAATGACAAAATCAGAGGAAAGAAAACTCGAACATATGAAAGCAATAGACGCTTTGAAGTTGGGAGAGACATATGAGATAGGTCCATTTAAACCAGGACCTCATTACGGGGAAGGATATTGGGAGTCAGAGAGAATGTGGCTCAGGCAAGCACTTACTAACCGAAAATATGGAAAGTTTAGAGCGGAACTCGGCACTGATTACAACGGAATTGTTCCTCCATATCAAACAGCGCATTACGACATACGTTATCGGAAAGTAGGAGAAGAGGGGTTAATTAGAGATTTAGAAGAACTCTCAGAGACAGGAGGGTTTGCACTGGTTAGATTTAAAGAAGGGCGACAGTATGTCGAAAACAAAACAAAGCTACTAAACAGTAGAAAGGAGGAGATGACAGACAAGCAGTATATCAAATGGTGTCGGAAATACACAGGGGGTCCAAACTGGTCAGACCCCACAGACGTGGAAAAAGTAATAGAAATCAGAGACCAGATTCTTAACCAATAGAAAGGAAGAAAGATGAGTAAGAAAAGACAACACCGCAACGAGAACAGTTTCCGAAAAGCAGTAGGACTAGTTCACGAAAGAAAACGAAATGCCGAGAAAAGACGCAAGGACTTAGAAGCTGAGAAGGAGGCACTTCATGCAAGAGGTTAATAGCGAAATGAGGTGTAACAACGAGATCAACTACCCAGTAAGGCGCCTGAGCGATCCGAACGTAGTGATTAACGTGAGCGTTCGATGCGGTGGAACTGGTCCAGAAGGTCAGCGACTAGAGTGTGTTGAGTGCGAGGAGCGAATAGCGAAGTTGAAAGCGCGATCGCCTGGATGGAAAAGGTACTTCGAAACACCACTCCGAGAGTGGAGCGGAGACTCATGGGACGACTAGTAGCGTAACACGGTCCCAGAATAGCCCGCCACCGAGCGGGCTTTTTTGTGCGATTTCAAAACCACATCGTTGCAAGACTGTCGGTCTTTTTAAGTTTCCCGTCTTTGCCAATGTAGATAGGAACAATATCCGCAAAATCTAGGGGCTTCCTGTTTTTCCGAACGTAATACTCAACTCCGTCCTCGGCCACATAATCTCGGAGTCTTCTCACCCCTAAATAATATCCATCTTTTGAGTCTTTTTGTCTTATGTAATACATAACATTATCCTTTTTCAAGTGTGACTTTTAATGTAGAGTCGATCGAGGCCTTATTCCAAAAGTGCTCGGCCTCGGACAGCTCGTTAAATGATTTCTTAAACACTCTCTTTGCATTTGAAAAACCGCTAACGATCCATTTTTCTTTATTTGCCATCAAATTCCCCAGTTTGTTAATCCAATATTGCTTCTAAGTCGCAAATCCCTGCGTGAACTGTTAGGTAATTCAAACCTAAACGGTGGGACAGAAAATCTAAGGCGTGACCAACAGCTTCCCAATCTTCAAACTCGTTCGAGGGAGCAAAGCCAGCACACGTTTGGTAATACTCATGGTCTAGTGGTACATATATCGTTTTGTTCGCAGTCTTTCTCCACTCGAGTACATCAACTACGTCTGAGCTTAATCTCTCACGATGTTCAGGGGATATTTCTAATACTAAACTCGCACCAGTCTCTTCACCCCATCCGGCAAGAACTGCAGGTAAATCACCGTCGAAATGTTCAGGAAGGCATTTAGTAACACTTCTTTGAAACTCTATTACACCTCCTTCGGCGAACAAATCTTCAGGATCTAGGTTAAAGTATTGAAGGCGGTAAAATCCATTGTGGTGTTCCTGTATCGAGTGCACCACTGGCTGTACATACTCGACGTATCTCTGTAAATTATTCATTGTCGAATTCTCCAAAGTCTTTCCGGTCGGTCTCTTCGTAGTGTCCTAGAAGATACTCAGCTTTCTGTTCGTCGCTCAAATCTTTCTTGTCGACTCGTTTCGAGGCAAGCCCTAAGTTGTAATAATGAGGGTCTGGGTCTCGATGGTAATACGCATCGGCAGCTCCTCGGTCGTAAGGTGATCCTTGTCTTTTATCCATTGAATTTCATCTCCAAATCTTCGATCAATCTTTTCGGTAGATAGTCGTGTGGGTTGTCGTAACCCATATTGATGTCTTTTGGAATGATTGATATCTGTATCGGGCCACACCACACGGTCAGGTCCATAATCATGTAGTTATGAATCCCCCACTGTTGGCGTTTAGTTTCGTATCCGAAAATCTCAATAAAGTCGGCTACGATATCGGTTCCGTTCCAACCGTCACCGTCCCCGAATCCAAACTTATCGAATGCTTCCCCCCACTCCCAATATATTTCCTGCGCATCTATAATCTGTCTAGGCATGTTCTTCCTCCCTATGAGGTGATTCTAAATAACATTCCCACAGCACATCGTTTAGGTTTTCGTACATATGTTTGTCAATCGTGTGGTTTTCTCCGCTTCTCAAAAGTACCCAGTAGCTGTGCTCCGTCAACCCTAGAAACCCGTAATCCATATGAATCAACAAGGCTCCTGCAAGGTGGTCGATCTTAGTGTTGTACTGAGCCCAAGATTCGAACATCACCTCGGGGTCTTTGATCTTGTTGTAAAACCGTTCTTCGGCTAGTTTGAACAAGTGGTTGTAATCCACTATGTCTCTTAGTTCTTCATCCATATCTTTCTTCCTTTCTGTTTAATTTCCAAGATTCTCGTATCCGAAATGTGGTTCCCACTGGTTTTCGAGAGTTTTGTTGATCATCGATTGTTGTTCTTCGCTGAACTTGTCCCAAAAGTTACTTACAAACATTTGGTTACGCTCCGCTTTCGTGGGCAGCTGGGCATAAAAAATGTCTTGTATCTTGTCAACAAGACCTTCACTAAGCCCGTCGTAATGGTTAACTAATTGGCTGAGTGTTACAAACTCGGCCTTTTCGTTCATTTTTGTCATATCTTTCTCCTTTCTATCCTGAGTAGTCTTGGTCAGTCCAACGCATCGCTTCGTAGCTAGTCGCTGGTCCTCTCCAGATATCGAACTTATAGTATTTCCCAGGAAAGTACAGCTCTCCATCTCGGGGGTCGGTCCATCTAAAAGTGACTACCTCAATACAACCGAAATCGTGGTGGTCTACTTCTGTTATCTGTGGATGGTTGGCTAAATTCAGTACGAATCCTTCGATCTCCTGACTTAGCTCTGCGGAATTAAGCCTTGCTACTTCTGACTGTTTCGGTTTTTCTAAACAAGGCCACGACTCGGGGTCTTCTAAGGCCCAAAAGTTGTCGTCCAATAAGTGGTCAACAAGGTCTTTTCCTTCTAAGCGTATTTTCATACTTTCTTCCTTTCTATCTTTCTAATAATCCCGCCTACGGGCGCGGGGCTACGTTTAGGTTAACCCGCGACTACCCGAAAGTAAAGCACTAAAAGCACGCGGCGACATAACGACCCTTCGCGATAACGCGGCGGTCGGTCGCAACGCTCTAGCAGCAATCCCAATAGCTGTATTATGAGTACCTGTAGTAAGTATAACTACTGGCTCTAATAACGTAGCTGTTGGTCACTTTATTCTCCAAACGCCGGTTTGTCCGTTTTCTGTTTCTCTCACATATCGACCTTTGAAATTGGTTACTCCATATTTGCCAAGTTGGTATCGTTGTGAGGAAATAAAACTCGCGGCTTCTTTCTTCGTTTCGAAGAATATACATTCTCCAATATCTAGGAGTGGAAATTTTGCGGTGCGTCCTGCCTTCCCATGATGTACGGGAGCAGGGATGTCTTTTAATATTTTCCCTGTCGGGTGTTGTTCAGTCATAAAGTCTTTCTCCTTTCTAGTTGTCCCAAGGAATTTTATCACTTGGGGTTAAAACCAGTCTTTCTTTGTCAAATCCTGGTCGTCTTTTAGACAGTCCGAATAGCTTCTTCTTTTCACTCAGTGGCCTATCGGCACTCGCTCCCGCAGGAACGTGTTCGATTGAGCCTCCTTTCTTGAGGAACTCTTCGATCTGTCTGTCTAATTCTTCGCTATCCATCTTTACCTCTTTGGTTATCGAATAGAACTGGTTTCTAGTGTAATAGTCGGAACGATTCACGTCAAAGTTAATAGGTGTAGTAGTCGGAGCGATTCGAGGCAAATTCAGACGTGTCCCACCCTCGACAGGGCCAAGTAATCAATCCTGTCGATTCGTTGCTAAAACACGCCTCGATGCAACCTCCCTTCATCGCTCCTTATTTTCCTCAACCAACATACTGCGATGGTTGGGCGGTTGAACGGCTTTCGCCGCAGGAATCCTCCCCGACGCCACTACTCGC